AAGATGGAAATGAAATTTTAATGCGACCTGAAAAGCCTACACAATTTTCGGCATTAATATCTAATTGAGGATCAGTAGAAATAACTGACCATGTTGATTCATCAATTTCTAAAGTAAATGTGCCTGCCGCATCAACTCGATTTGAAATGGTTAATGAAACAGGTGAAGGGGCTGGCGTATAATCTGCTATATCAAAAGTAAGGCCATAACGACTATCTCTAATATTACTTAATTGTCTTCGAATAATAGATGCATTAATAGTAGCGCCTGTTAAATCGACAGGTGATCCGTTACTATTAAATGCTAAATTCCAAAAAGTTTTTTGATTATAAACAAGTTCGCCTGCAATAATTTCATTGTCAAAGCCTGATACTTGTTGAAGAGTATTTTTATTAAAGATCGCCATGTTTTCCTCACTAGGTTAATAACGCAAGCATCTTACTGACGCAATGCGGATGGTCTTATCTTATTCAAATTTTTGTGTATTTAAAACGGCAATCAATTCCTCAACATCAGCTACTTCTTTAATTGCAGTTTCAAGTCTATTTGATTCAGTAATTATAGCATTTCTTTTTGCTTCAATGTCAGTAGGAATATCAATATTTCTTTCAATTTTACGAATGACATACCAGTCTGTAGATGCTAATAATTTATTAGTTGTATCTTTAATTTGTGCGATAAAGTTATTTTTAAGACCTTTAGTTGTATATTCTTTTTCATCAACTGTTTCAGTTTTATCTTCCAAGTCTTTAGGTAAGCCAGCATCCCAATAAAATCTATTATCGAATACTTCAGGATCAGCTACTTCAATAATGCCAATAGCTTCTTTTTCCTCTGCGCTTGAAAGGTTAAGCCAGTTTTGTGCATAAGTATTTCCATCTTTATCTGTAAAAGCTACACCTTGTTGAATTGTTTTTCCGTCTAGTAAAAAAGCCATAATTTTTCCTTTAATTAAAATGCCAAACTATTTTTAAATGGATTAGATGCAAAAGCGGCAAATATATATGTAGCGCCATTACTATTTGTTCCCGATCCTGTTCCTCTTAATTTAAACCCATTTGATAAACAATCAATAGGCACTCCCGATGCTTCTGCTTGTGATAAATCAGCACATAAGAAATTGCCAGGAGTATTATAAGTATTTCTAGCAGTATCGTAAATAAACCAATCAGAATTAAGCCCACTAAATGATGATGCTTTTATAAGAATATATTTTGGTAAAAATCCTGTATATACAAAAGTTCCATCTGTAGAACCATTACCTGTGTAAGAACCAAAACGACTAAACCCTGCTATTTCTGCCCAGCAATAATTTACATAAGTATTTCCTGATGTCATAAAATTAGGGCTATTATTATAATAAACAGTAGATGTTGGAGCGCCACCCCAACTTAATGAGCCAGCCGCCGCAGTGCTATTTAAGGCAAGATATTGTGTATGACCAAGACTTGCATGATAAGTCCACCAACTTTCATTAGCATTTCTACATTTAGTAATAATCATTTTTGGTGCAACCCCTAAACCATGCCCTATAGTTTGAGTTCCTGAAGCTCCTGTATAAGTTACAACACTAAACCCAGCACTTGTATTTACGGATACAGTAGATGTAATAGAGCCAGCAGTATTAGTTGATGATGAGCCTTGACCAGCTTGCCATTGCCAACCTACATAAGTTAATGTATTTCCATTAGTTGCAGTATTTCCACCAGCAGAATATCCATTGCTATTAAATGAAGTTAAAGTATTGGAAACTGTGTTGTCACCATTGGTTGATGTTGATGTTAAATAAACAGTAGCTCCACGAATTGAATCAAACCAATAATGGTCTTGTGTTCCATTTCTTTGTTTTATCCATACTAAATCAGGTCTAAATCCAGCGGCATTAGTAATTGTTTGTGTAGTTCCTGTTCCTGTATATATAGTTGCATCCATTACAGTATTACCTTTTACAATAGTGCTAGTAGGTAAGTTAAATGTATTAAGTGCTACAAAGCCTGATGGTGGTGTATAAGTAAATGGAAGTTGTCCAAAATTTAAACTCCATACATCTGATGCTTGACCTGAAAAGGCTGGTGCAAAAGTTCCTGACAAGCTAGAATAAGCTGTTCCCTGTGAAACATTATTTTTGTAAAATACTAATGTTCCTGCATCTAAATCAAGAGCTATTCCAATAATATCGCCTGAAGTATATGATGCGCCATAAGATGCAGTTGAACCATTATTATATTTAATTCCATCATTAGCATAACCATAACTACCTGAACTTGAACCTACATAAGTATTGTCCCATGCTAAATTTGCAATGCCTACAATTGGATAATTAGTTTTAGTTGTGCAAGTTGCTTCCCAATAATATTTACCACTAGAAACATACATTGAGCCACGAATACCAGCATTTGTAACTGCTGTAGATACAGTAAGGTTTCCATTAGTAACTGTAACATTTGTGTTTTTATCTAAAGGATTTGCTACAGCATAATTAGCCACAGTCGCACTTGTGAGTGTAGGAACATCTCTCATTCCATCATAATAAGTTAATATATTATTAAAAGACCAGTTATTTGCATTTCCACTATAGTCTGCTGTCCATAATGGATATGTAAATGGCTCAACTCCCCCAACCACAGCTACAGAGCCATTATTTGTAATAGCAAGTGCATTAGCTGAATTATCAACAATAGTTGCACTTTGCAATGTTAATAATTGAGTATTAGTTACAGCGGTTAATGCTGATGAAGGTGGTGTAAAATTTTGTGTATATAATGCAGTGCCTTTAATAACTCTTAAATTACTTATATAACCATTTATCCATGAATTAACAGAATTTCCATCGATTCCAATAACAGGTCTATTAGTTCCTACTATATAATTAGTTGTATCAGAATATGTAGAACCTGTTTGAGCACCATTTACAAACATTTTAGTAGATGATCCACTTCTTGATACAGCAATATGATACCAAACACCTGCTACTAAAGTTTGACCAGTAATTGCATTAATACTATTAACAGCATAATAAAGCACGCCATTTGTTTGATAAACGCTTGTATAAGCACCGCCTGATGTTCCAGCAGGCCTAGCATCATAAATAAATGATGTTCCTGAAACAGAATTAAAATATACCCATGATTCAAAAGTAAAATCTCCAGTGCCATAAGCTAACTGTGTTGGATTTGCTAAACTTAAATATTGGCTTGATCCATTAAATGATCCTGCATAAGCTGAAGTTGTATTTAATGGAAATTTTAAATAAAATCCATTAGTGCCATAAGTGCCTGTGTATTTAGCTGGTTGCCATACGCCTGTAATTGCGTTTGTATTTCCGAATGATGATGGTGTTAGGGCTTGTCCGTCAATAAAATTAACTTCAGTCATGTATCCATCAAAATATTGAAATCCATCCCATGTTCTACCTAAATATTGTGCAGTATTATTGTTAATATTAAAATCTGCATTTTGTGTTGGATATGTTGCAGTAACAAAAGATGTTTGTTGAACTCCATTTACATATATTTTAACTCTATTAGAAGCAGTTGCTTGAGTAGTGTCTAATGCAAAAACAATATGATACCAAGCAGACGGATCTCTAAATAAAGCTGTTGTTTGAACATTCATTGTAGATGTATTGCTATCAGCAATACCTAAATTTGCTCCACCTGTGCTTTGACCATAACCAATAAAACAGTTATTAGTAGAGCCGAATAAAGCATAGTAGTCACTTGGTTTTCCTAATTTAATCCAAGCGCTCCAAGTCCAAGTTTTTCTATTTCCAGCACTTGCTGGTGTTCTATTAAGATAAGAGGATACACTACTTCTAAATCTTAAAGAGTTAGTTAAGTTATAACCTGATGGGCCATTGGCACTATAATTAAGCATTGTTTTATCCTTTTAAATTTGTCTTATGCAACACCAAGTGATCGACCTTGTTCATATAAATTTGTGCCGTCTGATCTAAATACAAAATAATCTCTTGCCGCCGCACCAGTTGATAATGTAGGGGCAGTTCCACCAGTCCATTTAAATACAGAGTTCCAAGTTAAAGTATTGCCACCGCCATTTTGAATAACAGCTAATGCATAGAAAGCACCATTTACTAATCCTGTAGGTGCGCCCATAGTTCTATTAGATGATACGAATGTAAAGGTTGCAGTTTGAGCCGTATTAGCCGCCCATGAAATTGTAGCCGCATCAGTTAGGGCTACATTGCCAAAATATTGTTGAGCAGTAAAATTAGTTGCAGTTCCAGGTGCGACATAATTTGTGCCAGCAGTCCATGATGAACTGCCTGTGCCACCATTAGCCGTTGGCAATATGCCTGTAACGCCTGTAGTTAAACTTGCTAAACCGCTTGTATTAACATTGTTAGCAAACTGTGAAAGATTATATGCTTGCGTCAAGATGTGTCCCCTTATGCCGCGCCTGCGCGTGCGAATGATTGTTGTTGTAAAATAGTATTATTATTATTCGGTGTATTTGTTAGGGTATAACTATTTGTTACAGTCGTATAATCCACCCCTGTTTTATATAATACACCATTTCCATATACATTTAAAGCCCCACTTGTATAATTAAATGAATAACTAGCCTGTCCTGATGTTGTAAATATAGGAATATTAACAGGCGCTCCCGTAGGTGTTGTTGTATTATTTGCACTAAATTGAATAATAACTAATTTGCCTGTAGTTGTTGAAGGTAAGTTTGTATAAGTATTGCCTACAATATCATAATCTTGATCAGGAACAACTGTGCCATTCATAAATGGTAACTCATATCCTGATTCAAAAGCCCATTCTGTAGGTGTATAACTTGAAGCATTTGTTAAATCAGCTTCATAACGACTAAATACTGGATAAGAAGCATTTGCATTTCTATGAGAATAAATAGCATCACCAATAGATGCTGTTACAGCCGCAGTAAATGTAATTTCACGCGTAGCATAATTAACGCTTGACACTATGTAGTTTGTAGGAGTGCCAACATTAGTAAATGTTAATTCTTGACCAACATTAATTAATTGAAATGGCAATTGTGATGATTCATAAGTTACTACATTAGAAGCTATATTTTCAACAATCAAATAGGTAGGTGCATAATATTTACTATCTGAAATGGCTCGCATAGATATACAAGTTACAATATCATTTAAAGTAGCGCCTGTATTTAAAGTAAATGTGCTGTTAGTTTCTGTATAGTCTGAAATTGATAATAATGCGCCATTTTGAAATATTAAATCTTGCCCTGTAATATAATCAGGATCGCGTGTAGCAGGTGTAAATAAAGTTTGACCGCTTGTGGCTGTAAAGTTTTCAATGGTCATATAAAATTCATCAGGCGTTGTAAATCCTACTACTCGACCATAAATATCAATGGTTAATGTAGATGCTGATCCTGTTTTAGTAGTAGGGCCACCAAAGTCCAAGAATTGATCTAATGAAGCTACTACTTGACCATCGCCTGTGTTAATAACTCTAATTTGCCCTGTGCCTGTCGTTGTTGTTCCTGTGCCAATAAATTGACCTGTAGTAGGTTGAAGATCAATAATGTTTGTGCCATCTTCTAAAGCTGACCATAATTTAGGATCAAATTTAGCAGTAGTTGTAGGAACGAATGCACCTGATCCTGAAGCGTATGTAGCAAAGTCTGTATCAAAACTAAATGTTTGATTTTGACGATTAGCATAAATTAAATAGATATTAGTGCCAAAAGCTGGATCGGCTAATACCCATGAATTAGCATAATCGGCTGGATTGCTAGAAGGTGAGGTTGCGTCTGTATTATAAATGCCGTAATAAAGTTTATTTCTAGGATTTAAACTAAAGCCACCGCCATTGATATCGTCTGCATAAGCAATAGATAAATATTGTTTTGGAAATTGGAATGTTCTTGGTCGCCATGTTAATTTAGCTGATGCTAAACTAAAGCTACTTTTTGCAAGGCTATTCACCATTCGGCTAAAGAAGTAATAATCACCTGCTGGAAGTGCTGAAAGCTCTACATGCGGCATTGTATAGTTAATAGTGTAAGGATTGCCATTAGGATTAATAGCAGTTGTTCCACCAAAGATTAATTGTGCTTCAGTTGGATATTGATATATTGAATACCATATTTCAGCATATTGTGTAATACCAGCACTTGATGTTGTAGGCGTTACAAATATAGTAGGAATTGTAATAGATGGAAATGATGCAGTAACAACTGGTGCTGGCACAGTTCCAAAAGCTGTAGCTGATCCTATGCCTGTATTAGGACTTGGTGTAAATTCTGTAACATTAACATCATCATAAACAGTTGGATTAAATTCCATTAAGTTTAATGTTGCTGTTATTTTTCCGTCATCGCTAAATTTTTGAATAACTTTATTAATACGGAATAGTTTAGCTGACCATCCATAATTAGCATTAGTAACTGTAACAATGTCGCCTGCTTCTAATTGAAGGCCTATAAAGTTAATTTCTACTTGTAATTGTAAATCTTCTCTTGCCGCTTCAAGCATTCTGTTAGCAAGATATTGAGCTTGAACATTGTTATTAACTAAATAAAGATTAACAGATTGTTTATTAACAGGCTCATTTTCAAATAAAAGACTTGGATTAACAACGGCCAAATCAAAGGTAGCTGAATTGAATGAATCTTTTGCAGTTCCATCAGGGAACTTAACTTCAATAACATTAAATGAGTTATTAAGATCAATAGGGCTTACTGTAATACCGCCAATCATATTGGTATTATTAATATCCATAACTACAGAATAAGTAGGCGTTTGTGTAATTACACCCCACATACCAGTAATTTCATTGTATTTAATTAAGCAATCGCAACAATCAGCCATAGCTTGAATGTTTTGCATAATCTTTAAATTAGTATCTAAAGTGCCATTAAATGTAAATCTAGGTTGAGTAGTTACATTGCCGTTATAATCAGTATAGGTAAATGATTGTGCTGAATATGTATTTAAAGTAGTTAATGAGTTAGTGTCAATATTGGCTAATGGTATTGCCGCGCCATATCTTTCGCTTGTTAAATAATCTAAAATGCATGAGCCTGGTGCTGATCTTGAATTAGTTAATTGGAATCTAGTTTGATTTAATGCAGTTAAATTTCTATCTTGATTATATTTAATATGCACAATAGCAAAAGCGCAAGAACTCATTAGCTTTGTATTGTTCCATTTGTAAATAAGATTTGTTGCACCTAAAACATCATAAGCTGGTTGAGATGTATTGGTTGGGTTATTTGATCCATTTCTATAAAGCCAAATATCCATATAACCTGAAACATCTTGTGTTTCGTTAGTGGATTCATCTAAAAGTCCTACTACTTTTGAAAGCTGTCCAGGCGTAGTGCTAAATATACATTTTTTTCCGCCCCAATATATATTGCCAAAAGTAATTGTGTCAGGCGTGCCACCTGATTCAGAATTAGTTACTTCGCACAATGACATAACCCAATAAATATCTTGATTGTCAGAGCTAATTGACATGTCTGTAATAATGCCACCAAGATATGCAGTTCCATAAAGAACAGGTAGTTTATTGTCGCCAGCAGGCGCTAATTGCTGACGATTGCCAGGATTAGGTTGTTGCGCATTAAGATTATCTTGACCAGGTAAGCTTGGTGCAAATACTTTTGAAAGGATAGAGGATGCAACCATATTAATTGCAAAAGCTACAATTTGACCTACAAGTGTTGCCGCAAATATTTCGCCTGCTAATGCAGTAACAATAAATCCGCCAGCATAAGCTTCATTGCAAGTAAAGAAAAATATAAGGAAAGTAATAATGAATTGAATCATCTAATTTCCCAATGTTGTTCTAATTTAATCATTCCATATCTTTCAAATTTAATATCATTATAAGATGACATAACTGCTTGATTTATTTCACCTTTATTAAGCATCTCTTTTGCTATTCTTACATACTCTTTAATTAATTTACATATAACAAATTTGTTATATCCATTCAACATAACTTCTTGCAATTGATATATATCTTTTAACCAAAAGCATTCAGTTTTAGCCGCTATTAAAATGCCAGTTTGTTTGTTGTCAATTAATACAAATCCTCGACCAGCATATAAAGTTGCTAATATTTGTTCAACATAAGTTTTTGACCAAGCTAAAGGATTGTTAGTCAATGGATTATTTGATTTAATTGCAAAGTCCTTTAGTAGCTCTATTATCTTGTCATTGTCGTATTTATTTGCAAATCTAATCAATTATCTTTCCCAAAGGCATAATTAATAGTTTCTATAAAATTAACGCGATTCATAGATGTGTCGCCATTATTCCAAAATTGCCAAGCATTATTATTTGTATAACGACCAGCCGTTCTATTTTGTAAAATAATTTGAATGCTAGAAGCTGATGCAGTTATGATGCCTACATAAGATTTAGCTTCATCCATATATTGTTCGGATATTTGAAAAGAGCTAATGTAGCCTGTAAAGAATTTATAAAGACCGCCTGTGCCGCCTGTAGTAATTAATTGATTGTTATTATCAAAAAATCCATGCCACATTTCAATCAAAGAGCCTTTAATGTCATGGCCTAATACCCATCCTAATAATGCAGTATCAAGTCCTACTAAAGTAATAGTTGTTTCATTAGCGGTTGATTTAATATCTCGTTGAACATCGCCAATTTTAACTAATGCACCAAGCGCATCAAAAGGTTGGCTATCAACTGCTGGAATAGTAAGAACGGAAGGTGTGGTAGCAAATCTATAAGTAGCGGATGCAGTCGTAACTCTTACGAAGTCTGCCATTCGTATGTTATTAGTATTTTGTATTGATATTATATTATCAGCCATTATAAAACCGCTTCTATCGCTTTAAATGATCCATTCCAAGTAACAAAAGAATCATTAGTCATTGGAATAAATGTGTATGTAGGATATTCTTGAAGTATAACAGGAAATGTTACACCAATATAAGTATTGCCACCTAAAGATTGTGTAATACCATATTGACCTATAACAGCATCCATAGGGCTTGTTAATGTAGTCATAATAGTTCTATGAACAGGAATATTAACAGTTGAACCTGTTCCTCTTTGAACATCAGCCGTTGCTATATAAGCATATCTATTAATTTGTAAAAAATCGCCTGTCTTAACAATATAAGCAGTTGAAGCAATTGACGGAAGGCTTCCTAATACAATAGTTTTATTTGCGGATGCAGTTTGATATTGACAAGCGCTTATTTGTGCTGAATTCATGTCGCCTTGATAAGCAATATAATTCCACCAACCTGTAGAACCAAAATTTAAATATTGTTCGTATTGACGATCAGCAGATCGTAAGGTTGATAACAAAGTTCTATTTTGACTATAAAGCAAATAATTCATTGGCTTCATATCAAACATAAAAGGTTGAACAGTAAGAATTTCTGAAGTAGATATGCGCTGATTGCGACTTAAAGTTTGACCAATAAATCTATGATCATTAATCCCAACCGATTCTGAAATTGCTAATATTTGATTTAATGTAGACATATATTATCTGCTTTGCGGTAGTGATCTTTGTGCAGATTGGTTAGCGCTCCAAACTGCTTGTTTATTTTTGGCTAAAAATTGAGTAGCTGATTGTGTGTCAATAGCAGTCATATTAGCAATATAAGGGCCATTATACACTACTTGAGGTTGATTGTTATTCATAGAACCTAAAGCATGATTAGGAATAACTGTTCCGCCTGTTTGTGGAATAATAAGTTCAGGGCCACGCTCACCTACAAGTGTTGGCTTACCAATGCTTAATGGGCCACCTTCGGCTCTTAATGCTAATCCGCCAGAGCTTACAGCAGTTCCAAATAAACCACCGCCACCGCCACCGCCAAATCCAAATATTTTTCCAAGTCCGCCAAATAAAGAAGTTAATTGCGCTCTCATTTGAATTTTAATAAGGTCTGAAATAATACTACGAGCTAAATCACCAAATTTAATTTTTCCTGTAGAAACAAAAGTATCAAGCGCTTGTTCCATATTTTGTGTTACAGATACGAAAGCTTGTTCACCCATAAGAGCGGCATTAGTAGCGCTATCAGTATAAGTAGCAAAAGCTTTTTTCCAACCAAATTCAAAAGTTCTTTGTGATTGTGCAATAGCGTATTCTTGTTTAGCTCTATTTATTTCTGTTTGCGCCCATTCATTAGCTTGCTCTTGCGACATCTTGCGACCAAATTGATCACCTAAAGTTAATTGTTTTCTTTTTTGTTCAATATCAAATAATTCAAGTTTTAAGTTTCTTTCGTTTTGTGTTAAAAACGCTAGATCGGATTCTAATTTATATCTTTGTCTTGTGGCTTCAGAAATCATTATTTCTCTTCTATAAAACTCTTCTTGCCTTTTTAATGCTTCAGCAAGTTTCTTTTCAGATTCAGATTGTTCTATTTTTCTTTTAGCTTCCGCACCTGATCTGTCGGCTGTAAAGTTAGGGCCTGCTGGGCCATTAGAACTCATAGGGCTATAGGTTGAACTACCTTGAGCGCCTTTTGGGCCAAAGCCAAAAAATTTATCTATCTTTTCAAAATATGGGTCTAGCTTTTGATTAACTCTATGAATAGCTTCCATTGCGTTTGCAATAGCTTCTAATATAGGCAATACATTTTTAGCCAAGTTGTCTTTAAAATGAAGCCATCTTACATCCATTGCATCAATGGCCACACCTATGCGATTATAAACTTGATCTGATCCAGCAAACGATCCTTTAGCTCTTTCATAATCAGCATATAAACTTTTAACATCAACACCTTTGACTGCTTTACCTAATAGATCAAATGCTAGGGCATTTCGTCTAATTGGGTCTTCAATATTGCTTAACCCTTTTAATGTTTTTTCTAATAATTCCTGTTCGGTTAAATTGCCTAAATCTTTAGTGCTTATGCCTAAATCTTTAAATGATTTGCGTAGCTTGTCAGAGCCTTGAGCGGCTTCATCAACTTTATTAGTAAATGATGCAAATATTTTTGCATTATCATTTATATTACCACCATTAAGAGCAAGTGCTTGGGATAACTCTAAAACACTTTCTACGGCCACTTCATTAGCTTTAGCTACATCGTTTATTTGATCTGCAAACTGAATAGCTTCTTTAGATGCCGCTAGAAATGCTGTGCCTACGGCCGCAAGGCTTATTTTAGCTCCGATACTAAAGCCTTCTACCTTATCTTTAGCCATACCTAGATTTTTATTGAACTCGCCTGCGTCAAGTCCTAATAAAACTGCTAATCTTGAAATAATTGCCATAATTATTGCCTTTTAAATTTATTTATATCAAATTCTTGAGCTTGGCTCATAAATGTCAATAATGATTCACTAGCAGATTCTTTAGGCTCATTGTAATAATAGGAATAAACATTTCCTAATATACTTTTAAGTGTGTATGGTTGGCTATTACTTGATTTTATATAATTAAAAACCCCTGCCGTTAGTGTTCCTACACCTACTGCCACACTTTTATTGCCTAAAGCGCCATCAGCATACATGACCATAATTTCATTCATTGTAGCTTCGTCTAGTGCGTTTATAGTGTCTTGTGTATGCCCATTAAAAATTAGTGCCGCACGAACTTGAGTTCTTAATGAGCCAGTTACTTTGAGCGAATTTCCTTATATTCAGGGCTTATAACTTCATTAATCTTTTCAACTAATGTTAGCTGGATTGCCAATGGAAATTCAGCTTCAATGTCTTCATAAGTTATTTGGTCTAATGTTTCGCCATTTTCGCCTATTAAAAATTTAATATAGGCTGTAATTCTGTATTGCAATATATGTTTATTTGTAGCCGTTTCTTTCATTGATCGGCCATCAATTACTATATCGTTATTCTCTTCTTTTATACCTTCAACATTTTTAATGTCTTCAATTAATGTTTGATAAGTTTTTTCTATTTCATCAAGATTAGGATTTTTAGCGTAATTATAAATTGCTTCAATTTCAGATACGCTAGGAACTTTTACTTTAAATGTATGACCACCTAATTCAAACGATCTAGTTAAAACTGATAGTCTATTGTCCTCATATTTTTTACCTAATGCTGATCCTAGTTTGCTCATATCTTATTTTCCTTTATATTAAATTTTTTGTTTTGGTTTATAACTTTCAATTCTTGCTTTTAAAATTTGCCCTAATAATGCACTAACACTTTGTGCTTGTGATTCTAATGATGTTCTCATAAATGGTTTAGCTGACATATTTGCAGTTCCAAACTCATTAGCAATAGCTCTTGCATCATGGACTACACCTTTTTCACCATAAAACTTTCTTTTAGCTTTTTTGTATTCACTACCTTTTAAATTTCCAAATTCAGCATGAAATTCTTGCTTTAATTTTTTAGGAATTGGGCGAGATGAAACAAGAGATATAACAGAATCTTTTGATGTTACATACTTTGATTTCATATCTTTTCGAGTAGGTCGTCTTGCGGTGATATACAAAGAGCGATCCAATGCGCCTGTGTCTTTAGGTGATAATGCTTTTGCCATAGCCAATACAGGCTTCATAGCATCCCTAACGGCTGGAATTAATACTTTACTTTTAGCGTCTTTATCACCTATTTCATTTTGAAGGTGAGCGAATGCATCAAGAGTTTCTTTTAAACCATTGACTGCAAACTTGACGCTCATTAGTCTGCCTTAATTATTTTTTGATAAATCGTATTATTAAGTTTAATAGCATAATCCACACAAGCTTCAGGTGTCATTTTGTCCGCATGATTTTTAGCAATATCATGGGCTAATGCAATACCTGTTAAGCGTTGTTGAGCAAAACCAAACCAATTCTTTTGACCTGAATTGGCTTGGCTTACTAAATAACTTAATAGATCATCACTATTCTTGATTTGTGTCGTCATTTTGTTTTACCTTTTCTTTTTTTGTGTTTTCATAAGGATTAAATTTTGCTAAAGCTTGTAGTGCTACATATTCAGCACTATCAGGATCAGCTTTTGCTAATGCATCAGCAACTTCTTTTGCATCGACTGGCAAGCCTGAAGCCACAGAATCAAGGCTTTGATAAGTCGTTGTTAATACTTCAATAGCTTCAGATAATTTCATATTCAATCCTTATTAAGTATTATTTGACCAGCCGTATTGATTGCCGCGTGGATGAA